GTGCCGGTGGTCGCTGCGTTCTGCGCCTCGTAATACTTGCCGTCCGAGCGTCGAATGTTGCCCACCGACACCGACTTGTTTGTCTCCCACGGCTGGCCAAAATCCTTTTGCTCGATGTAGAACAGCTGGCCAATGTTGGCCGAGCTGAAAATCGAGCTCGATGCCGTCAACGTCACCGTGCCGGTGGCCGCGCTCGTGTAAACCGTGGTGCTCGTTGTGCTGTTGACCGTTTGAAACGGGCCATTGATGTTGGCAAACTCGGCAATCGTCCAGGCATCGTGCGCAGTTCGGCTGATCTGCCTGGGCTTGTAGCTCGGGTGACACATGTACAGCACGTCGGCTGACTGCGTAAAGTTCAGCAGCGGCAGATCCGATTCAGAGTAAGGCGTGACGATCTCCACCGGCAAGCCAGCAGACCCGCCAGAGCTGTAGACCACCTGGCCGCCGTCCTTGTAGATGCGCATGGTCAGGTGCCCAAACTCGAGCACGTAGGTTTGCGTCGTCGAAAACGCAAAAGGAATCAGCCGGTGCCGCTTGGTGCTGTCTTTGACTTCAGCCAGGTACTTCGTGCCGGCACGATTGCTCACGCCACCATAGAGCTGCACAACAAAGTTGCGACAGGTCTTTAAACTGGTGCCGTAGCGTGCCAGGTCGACGCGGCCGTACAGGGATGGCGAAAGCTCACCACCCGTAAACGACGGCTGAATGAGGCTGTTCCCCATCAGTGATCCCCCTGATCGAAATAAATTCTGACTCTGGCACAGGCGGTTCGGTCCCCTCGTTCATCGAGGCTGCGGCGGCCGATGATGCCACCATGTTGTATGCGCTTCGTGCTTGCTCTGCGACCTTCGGCTGCACCGACAATGGCATGGCAATCTCAGACGCCAGCAAGTAAGCCAGCGCTGAGGTAAACATCGGGTCAAACAGCGTCGGATCTTCCACGCGCGCCGTGTACATCAGCTCGGCTTCGTCCTGGTTGGTGTAGATCACGCGCTGGCCGCCTTCGTTGCCGATCTCAAACGGAATGCGCTGCTCGTTGCGCGGTGTGCGCAAGCCCTTGGTGATGATGTGCTTGGTGCGCAGGCAGTCCGACGGGTAGGTGTACTTGAATCCCCAGTTATCAGGCGGCGTGCCGGCGTCGGCCAGCACCACGCGCTTGGTAGCGAAATTCCACGGATAGTCGCGCAGCGCGTAGTCGCGCATCTGCTCATAGAACACGTTGCACGCACGCGCTTCGTTGCTGGCCTCACTCAACGATGAGATCAGACTCGATACGCCAATGCGCATGAGAGCCATGTTGCAGATCTGGACGACGGTCGATGACATGTTTTGCCCCTTTAACTCAATGCTGCAATTTCTTTTACCGTCAGCAACAGCGACGGTGAAATCGGTTTTCCTGCTTCCGCTGGATGGTAAGCGATGGTCACATCAGCGTCGCTTGCTTCCCACATGATCTGCACGTAATCGCCAGCGTTAAGCGCCAGCCAAAAGTTTTGCGACGGAATTAGCGCGCCTGGGTTTGAACCATGCTTAGACGGGACGCTGTAGATAAATCGACTGTTTGGAATGTCGACATTGTTGAGCTTGCCCCACAACTCAAACAAATGCGCCTGGCTGTCCTCATTGTGAATATGCGGAGACAGCTGAAACTCGTACAGGCCGGACCGATCAACGTAGATTTTTGAGCTGTCGACCAGTGTCACGCCCCTGCTGATCGCGGTGTTGTTGAACGTCATTGCAACCGCGCCAGATCCGTCAGTCTGGTTGCTTGTGTCAAAGAACACGCCCAAGCGCGGCGCACGCGCCCAGTAAAACTCGCTCCCGTCCGGGTCTTTTACCCCGACGATGTCGCTCGAGACGTCGTCGTACAGGAAGGTGGAGTTAGACCGTTGACGTACGCCCATGCTTTACCCCTGCCCGTACATGATCTCGGCCGGGTCTTTGCCCTCGCCAGGGCGCACATCGAGCTCAGTAATCTGCAGCTCCACGCGCCGATCGGTGCCGTCTTGCGTGCTGTATTCGGACACGGTCTTCACGTAAGCATTCGCGTGCAACATCATCTTGGCACCCACAGCCGGCAGCTCAGTAATGCCTAGCTTCTCCAGCTGCTCCGCCTCCAAATTCAGGCACAGCCCATACGGGTACTCTGGCTTGTCGCCAGACATTGTTTCTTTGTCGTACTCTTTCGCCTTTTCGGCGGCCATCTTCATGTCGACCATGAGAACTCCAAAAAGCAGGGGCCAAAGCCCCTGCGTTTAGATGACTTCCAGTTCCTGCGGAGTCGCTGACTTCGTGATCTCCGAGAAAGTGGTCGGTTCCTGTTTCTTGGCTGGCTTGGCTCTGGGCTTTTCCACAGGTGTCGAGGCAGATACCTGCTCGAACCACTTGCCTTTGGTGCCGTCCTTAACTTCAAAGACAGCACCAGCCCGTTTGCGCTCGCCGCCATAAAAGCCGTCAGTGATTGCTTTGACTTTCATGGACTAGCCTCGATTACAGTGCGTCGTCAGTTGCAACCCACTTCGACACGTCAGACGTGAGGAAGGCGTTGATCTTGCCGGCGGTAACCGTGGTCGTGCCGATCGTGCACAGGATGCCGAGATAGCGCTCGTAGGTGCCCATGGGCAGTGCTACGGCAGCAATCACGCCACCTGCGTTCAAGCGGTCATCGTTGGCTGCCGAGTCATCAGTCACCAAAGTGCCAGTGTCAAAATGCACAGTGGCAGAGGTGGCCAGATTGTCGGTGCTGTCAGAAGCCAGCTGGAACTTGATCGTGCCGGCAGAACCGCCGGTGATGATCTCAGTGTCAGTCTGGATAACCAGGTACAGCGGTTGGCCGTTGCCGATGTCACGGCTGACCGAACCTAAGTCAATCACGTCACCGATCAGTGCCGTACCAGCGGCGGCTGCCACCGATACTGCATCGGCAAATTCATTACGCTCGTCGAGAATCATGGTGCTTTTCCTTTCAATTCAGAGTGAGCCGATTAGATGCCGGACTCGGTGTTGGTGATAGAGTCGCAACGACGAACCGGGATGCCGTCAAACAGCGTGACGTGCTTGCCAGCCACCTGCTCGATGGTCAGCGTAGAAGCTGCCACCTTGTTGGCGATCTGGCGACGCAGCATGCTGCGCACAGTGCGGTTGACGTAGAACGCTGGGCGACCCATCGACAGCGAAGGAATCAACTCAACAGCCTGGGTCATCAGATCGATCAGGTCAGGGCCGGACGCAGCATTCTTGACCAGGTTCTCTTGGTCAATGTTGATGCGCACGACATAGCGCCAGTCACGAACCGACAGACCGCAGTCCCAACGATAGTGCGTGCGGTAGGCTTCCATGCGGCCGCCGTTGCCGTCCACGTTCTCGATGGTGACCTGGCCTTTGTCTTCCATGTTCAGGCCAGCCTTGCTGCCTTTCGGATAGATACCGTGAACGGTATTCGGACCCCACACCACCAGGTAGATCGAGGTGTTGTCGGTGCCGTCCGGTGTGGCCGCATCGGTCAGGATGTTGCTGCCGTTGGCTGCAGCCTGGTCGTTGAAGCGCGCACCAAAACCGGTGAATGCTTCAGGCTCGGTCGACTCGTTGCCGTAGAACAGCGTCGAGGCAAACTCCTGGTTCATGCCCTCGATGTGAGCGCGATCTTCCGACAGGCGGAATGCAGCGCTGTTACCGTTGAGATCAGCCAGTGCCTTGTCGACTTCGGCGTAGGCTTCGAGCATACCGGTTGCGTCAGTCACCTGAACGGTGGTCGACTTGGTAGGCTGAACGCCGCCGTAGAGCTTACGCCAGGTAGGCGTAGGCAAGCCGGTGCGAACGGTGGTGCGGTGGCCAGTAGGCAGGTTGCCTTCGAGCCAGACCATGTCGTCCAGAACTTCGTTAGTTTGCGCAAGGATCTCAGCAATTGTGTCGATCTTGCCCTGGGGGTCCAGACGCTTGGTGATGTCCAAGAGCGTTGGATGGGTGGTTGCGAGTACAGACATTTAGTTTCCTTTCATTTCATATCTGGAAAAAGTTTTTTAGCCTGGTCACCTTGCTGGCCTGCATTACCAGGTTGCACAAAGGTGTCTTCGGCCATCGCTTTGCCAATGCGCGCGAACACACGCACAAGCTCGGGGTGATTCCCCATGCCATAGGTGTCTAGCGCTGATTTGAGCTCCGGCGTGCCGAACTTGGTAATCGCGCTTTGAGCGTGCCTGACGTTGGTGTCAAACTGCTCGCCGCCAATTTCCTTGTCCGATTTCATGTCGGATACCCACTTGCCAAGCGTGTCGCTCCACTGCTTTTGCTGATCCTGTACGGCCGCTGCCATGCGCTCGGCATAGATGTCTGCCAGCTTCTGGGCTTGCTCGTTGTTCAGATTGAGCTCTCGCGCAATCGGGTCGAACTTAGCAAGCGCTTGCTGGTCCAGCTCCATGCCATCAGGCAGTTTGAACTCGTACTTCTCTGGCGGTCCTTCGGGTTTCGCATCCTTGTTATCGGTCTGCCCATCGCCCTTGTTGCCGTCAGTGGTCGCATCAGTGGTGTTGCCACTCGCTTGATCTGGCCCCTTGTTGCCCTCGTCACCCGGAGGTGGCGCGGTCAACACGGAACCAGCACCAGCTGCGTCGCCACCCTGTGCCGTGTTTGCGGTGTTGTCCTGCACGGCGTTGGTATTTGCGTCAGCCATTGGTTCTTGTGTCCTCTTTTGATTCGTTCATCATCACGACGTACTGGTCAGCACAAGCTGCCATCACGTCAGCCAAAACAATGAGGCCGATATTGCGCATGCCCTCATTGAAGAAGGTGGTGCTATTTCCCGTAAACGATGTGCGAAACACACCAGCCCGGTCGAGCAAGCGCCACATAAACCGGCGCCCCTCATAGCTACCCATGATCTTTTTGACGTCGGCCAACTCAATGTCGCGCAGCCGCTCGTCCTTACGCTTTCGATCCTTTACCTGCGACTCGTCGCTGGCATTAAAACTCTTGTCCTTGTCGCTCATTTCTTCGGTGGCTTCTTGCCATAACCTTTTTTCATGGTCATCCTCCGTAATTAAGCGGGCGTCCCGCGCAAGTTGTTGATCATCTGATTGAGTGCATTATCGCTGGTGACCTCTGTCTCCGAGAGCGTCTTGGCAGTCTGCGCACCTTGCTGCGCCATCTGCATCATCTGCATGCTCTGCTGCTGCGCTTGCTGTGCCTGCGCACGATCAGCACGGATCTTGGCCACTGTCTCGTCATCCAAGATCAGCGACGGCGGCGCGCCCAGCATGGCGCCGTACTCATCGATGGCCTGATCGAAATTGATCTTGTCGAGCACCTCGGGCTTGGCCTGCGCCAGCTGGCCAGCAAACTGCATGGTGCGCTCAATGCTCGAGATGCCAACCATCTTCATCGCCTGCGCCATCACGCTGATGTACTCGACCGACAGGTCCATGCCCTGGAGCTCTTTCGGTGGCGGCGGAATCATCTCGAACTTCATCATGATGTTGAACGTGCGGTCGATCAGCGGATCGAGCAGCTCGTCGTTCAAGCGCTCAAGCACTGGCCCCAGCATTAAGAGCTTCTCTTCGTGGCGCTCCTGAATCTCGCGCGCCGTGATGTTTGAGCGCGTGTCGTTGGCAATCATCAGGAACAGATCCTCGAAAAACGCACGGCGAATGCGGCCCTGGTTCTCCTGGATGTCCATCATCAGCTCGTTGATGCGCGGGTTGATCTGGTAGGCAGGCGCGAATCCCTGCTGGCCCTGGGCAATGTCGACATAGGTCACATCACCCGGCAACAGGCTTGCGCGCTGGTTGCGCAGCGAGCTCGGTGCCGTCATCGGCGGGTTGACCAGCTTGTCGATCGCCTGCGCCTTGCGACGCTGCTCGAGCTGCAATGCCTTGATGTCGCCCAGGGCGTCCATCGCTGGCGAGTAGCCGTAGATGTCCTCGCCTGTCAGCGCCCAGCGTGGCGCCATGGCAGGGAAATCATCGTAGCCAGACTCACGCAGCATCTTCTCGTTGGTGTTGCCGGACTCGTAGTAGCAGGACCGGAAGCGCTTGAACTGCGACGATGGCCTGCGCTCGTCGTACTCGTCGTTGGGTTCGATCACGTGAATCACATCGATCCACGCATCCATGTTGCCGCGCTCGTACAGATTCTTGGCCGACTCAGACACCTGCTTGATGCCGAACTGTCGCACCAGCTGGCCGGCCGTCATCTGAAATTCGCGGTAGCAGGTGTCGACGTTGCCACGGTAGGACGTGCCCAGCATGTAGCTGCCCACCGGGAACGGGTAGCAGCGAATCACATCCTCGTCATCCTCGAGCACTGCAAACGCATTGGTGCCAAACACGCCCAGATCGCCATAGGTGAGCGGCAGCGTGGTGTACAGGTTGGATCGCAGGAAGACTTCCTGCATGCGCATCTTGACCATCTCGAGCCACAGCTTGACCGGCGTGAACTCGTTTAAGCCAGGGTCGGACGTGCGCAGCTGGAACCATGGCCGTGCCGGCGAAGTGATGCCAGACATCATGCCGGACGCCAACGTGCGCACCGCCAGGGTGGCGGTGTTGTCAACGATCTTGGAATTGCGGCGGTCGCCACGGTTGCGATCGGTCACGACAAAGCGCGACTGTCGCGGCAGAATGTAGTCGGACAGGTCGCGCCAGTGCTCGATGAATGACTGACGCTCGGTTCGCAGGGAGCCGAGGCGTCGATTGAACTTCTGGCGCTTGCTTTCCATTACTTGGTTCCCTTCGGCACAGAGTAGTAGCGGTTGCCGTACTTCTTGACCTCAAAGCCGCGCTCTTCCTCGCCCTTGACTGCTAGATCCCACGTCTTGTGGGACTTGCCCTTGAGCAGCACGTAACTCTCATCGGGCAGGTTGTGCTTTTTCTTGTCTGCATCGCTGGCCATGGTCACAGATCCCCAGTGCCCCGCGTTTTCCCCTTTGCCATCTGGACCCAGGCCGCCAGCAACAGCGGTCGTGTAGTCGTAGCCGGCGCTTTCTGGGTCAAATGCTGGCTGGCTGGCTTGCGCCGGCGGCATCGCTTGACCCATAAGCTGGGAATTGCACATCGATCAAGCACCCAACAGCGTTTTCTGTGTGGTGGTGGCCGGTGCTGTTGCACCCATGCCGCCAGTCAGAACAGTGGATTGCTGACCCATGGCCGCAGCCTGGCGACGACGCTCACGCGACATCGAATCCTGCACGGCCTGCTCTTGCTCAATCGGTGCAGGTGGTGGTGGCGGTGGTGGTGGTGCTGGTCTAGAGCTTCCAAAACACATGACAGTCTCCTTACGGAAATCACAAACTGCGGCGATTATCGCACCAAATCAAGCGGTTTCAAACGGGTCGTACTCTACCTTTGCCCCGCGCTGATCAAAGCTCGGGTGAATGTGAGCCAGGCTAGGTGTGACCGGGTAAGCAAAGGTCAGCGCCAACGCGTCGGCTTTGTCCGGGCTGCGGCCGATCAGGTCTTTGATGTCGTCCTTGTCGCCAAGCCTGAACTTGTCGCCCTGGAAGGTGTAGGTCGCTGCGATCAGCTCTTCGGCCAGCTCCTGGTCGCGAGGCAATGCGCCGCCATCCTTGACCCACTTGGCCATCTCGAACCACATTTCCGAGCGCTTGTTGAAGTAGCGCGGATCGAGCGCCCTGCCGCTGAAGTACACCTCGATCGGCGACTTGTTGATCTGGCGCAGCGCGTCGACCACGCCCACGCCGTAGCCGCCGGTCGAGTCAACGAACACGGCGTCGGGCTTCCACTTGTCCATCGACAGGCCGACCTGCTGGGCGACCAGCATGGTGTCAGGGATGCGCAGCATGCGCGGCTTGAATGCC